TATATTTCGTTATTTTCAATATTTTTATAATAAAATTTATTATTTTTATTATATCGAGTCATATATATATATTCATCTTTACTTATTTTTTTTTCAAATTGCCATTTACATTTTTTATTATTATTTATATCTATGTAATTATTTTTAACTGTTAAATAATTATTATATTTTGCAAATTTTAAAAAAAAACTTTCATTTTCATCATTATCTTCTTTTATCATATATTTTTCATTATTATTATTATAACATTTAATTAATACTAATTCATTTCTAAATTTACTTATACTATTATATTTTGTTAAATAATATATACCAAGCTGAATAGATATAACATTATCTATTATATTATTTATTTCAAATATTGTTTTTTCATTAGATGATAATGTTAATTTGTCGTCTTCATAATCAATATATAAATACTGATCTGTTTCTATATTTTTAATATAATAATGATTGTCTTTTATCCAATTTTTTACTTTATATATATTATTCGTTACATGTGATGTTAATCGTATTTCATTATATATTCCTTCATATTTAAGTGGAGAAATATCTTTTAATGTAATATATATATCTCTTATTTTAGCATAATTATTTATAATATTATTGTTATTTAAAATTATTTTATCTTGTAAAGAATAACTTAGATGTGATGTTATAAAACTACCATTTATTTTATTGTATCTACATAATGTTTCTGGAAATAAACTACTTAATTCATATTCATCGTGATAAGATGTATCTTTTAAATATTTCATATCAGAACCATTCATTAATATAAAATTAATGGATATTCGCGTATTAATATATTTATTTTCAATTACATATTTATGAATATTATTATATGATAATAATATGTCTTTTGTAAATTGATGATGAATAATAGTTGCAATTTTTGGATTTTCAAATAAAATACCTAAAATACCACCTTTTGGATATATTTTTAAATGATTCTTTATATTATCAAATAATTCGCTTTGATAATATGTACATACACCATTATTTATACAATTTGAATGAATTAAAAATGATTCCTTATCATTTCTTCTATCTATTATTGCATTTTTTAAATTATATATATCTATAAATAATATATCATCATCACATTTAATAATAATATCATTATCTTTTGAATGTGATGATATATACTTATAAAATGGACTCCAATCTGTTTTTATCTTATCTTTATATAAATATATATTATTTTCGCTATAATTATGTAAAAAAATACGATTTATATATATTTTTGATAACCGAATATATTCATTGTATATAAAATGATGATCCTCTATATTTTTAGAAAAATCAAACATATGATATTCATTTAAAATATCTTTTTCTAAACCTAATTCAATATAAGAATGAAGTATTTTCATATTTTTTTCTCTACCTAAAAATACACAAAATTTAACAACATATTCTTCCATTATAATATATTTATTTATAAAAAAATTGAATTATTTTAACATCTTAAAATAATTTGTTCTTCCAATTTATTATAAAATTATGACTCCACAATTTATTAGATTGAGTAATGTAATAATCAATACATTAAACATTATTAAAATTAAAACTTATCCAAATGCATATCATATATATATGACAAATACAAATAAAATAACAGGTACGTTTTGGCAAAGCTTAGGTGTAGGAGAACTAACATCAAGCGAAGATTTTATTGAAATAAAGATAAATAAAGATAATAAAAAAGACTTTGAAATAATATCTAAATGGATTAAACAAATAGATATTAGTAATAGACATTTGAAAGAATAATTTAATATAATTATTTATAAAAATACTTAAAGGTACGTATAGCAAAATCTAGGTTTCGGTTTTCACACTATAAAAAACTTTTTGAATTTAAGAAATAAATGCATGATGGAACGTATGTTTTAAAATGTAGTATTAAATACATTTAAATCAGCATTAATTGTATTAAAAAAATATTCATATGTTTGTTTATTTTCAACATAATTTTTAATATCAAGATATACATTGTCTCCAATATATTCTTCGGGGATTAATACTAATGATAAAAATTTATCTAAGAAATTACATACTCCATCATGTGATGATAAGTTATAATTTGTATATTTTTTATTATCTAATAAATCTTTTATAAATCTTTTTTCAATTAATTCATTTATATCATCTTGAATAACGGAAAAATCATTTCCTTTTTGAACAAATGCATTTTTTGTTTCATTTGAATCTGTATGAATAAATATTTTTAAATATTCATATATATTTATATGGTTATTTACCTTTTTTATATAAAATAATGGTATAAATTCATCATTTAAATCTTCATTTGTTAATGAAGATGTTGACATCCATTTATGAATATCTTTACACATTATTAAATTATTAATTTTATTTGGTTCAAAATCGTGAATAATAAAATTATAATAATAATCAAGGTTATTATAGCTTCTTAAATTAAATATTGGTGTGGAACACGTATTTGAATTAATATTAATTATAAATTCATGAGAATGACAATCATCTTTATATTTTTTTTCAATATAATTCTTATTGTTTGTATATGGATCCTTTGATCTGTTATTTTCATTTATTTTATGATGTATTAATTTAATATTATTATGAATATCCTCGTGTTTATGCTCTTCGTCGTGTTTATGCTCTTCGTCGTGTTTATGCTCTTCATGTTTATGCTCTTCGTGTTTATCTTCTAAAATATCTTCTAGATTCATTTCATTTTCTTTCTTATTTATTGATATACCACAATTTTTCAATATAAATACAAAATTATCTGGATAAGATAGTTTTAATAATATTATTATAATTAATAATACAAATAATTTAACTGAAAAATTGCTCGATGAATTTAAAGTTGTAAATGCTGTTATTAATGCTAGTTTACCAGAATTTCTTGAAAAAAAATTTTTTACATATCTGCTAATTTTACTCATGCTTACTTATACTTTATATATATATTTTTTTATAAATTAAATATATTAATAAATATATATTATTAATATATTACAAATGAAACGCAGATGTAGATTTATTATTCCAAGAGGAAATACATCCAGATATGTTTATATTTTTGAATATAAATTAACGTATTATAAAGTAACTAAAAAAGTTTTATATGGTAATCTTCCATATACAACTATATCAATCGTAAATATTCCAGTTAGTGATATAATGACATATATAAATACAGTAGTTGCATTAACCGTATAAATATAAATATTTTAATATAAATTTATATAAACGAATATAATGGGTAATATTATGTGTGATAATTATTATTGTCAACCTGTATATTTTAAACCAGAATGGATTTCAGAATCTTCTTGGAATATTGAATATAAATATAAAGAAAAAATAGAAAAAAAACCATATATTATAGACAAAGGAATACTTAAAATAAATAATACTTTTTCCTTTGATTTAATTTTATCCAAAAAACTATTTGTCCATTTTAATAATATTAAAAATTTATTAGTACCAATAAATTTTAGATATAATATTAGTAATAATAATGAATTTAATATTTATATTATATTTTCAAATAAATTATTGTCATTAGAAAATATAAACAGCACAGATTCATATTTTTTTAATATATATTTAAATTTATTTAAAAAATATTGTTTGATACAAAGATCTTTAAACGATTTAACTATAAAAAAAAAATTGAATACTATAAAAATAAATACTTTTTCTATACAATTGGAAAATAATATAAATATATTTTTATTTACGGAAAGATTATATAATCATAATAAATTGATGCTATATGAAAATAAATTCTTAAAAAATTATACTAATGATATTGAGAATAATTTATTCTTAAATATTTTTATTAGAGTTAAAGATGATTTAAAAGATAATGAATTTATAGAGTTGAATTTTGAATAAAAAATATAACATACTAAAATATATGTCATTTTTAAAATCAAACATAAAAATAATTTTTATTTTATATAATATTTATGAATCTATAAATGGTGTTTCCACAAAATATATTAAATTTATTCATTATATATCAAATAAATATAATACTGTTTTATTTACAACATTTATAAATGAAGAAGTATATCATAAAATTACACCAAATAATGTAAATATTATTAAAATAAAAGGATTACATATTCCATTTTATAAAGAAATAAAAATACCAATTATTTCAAAAAAAGATATAATGAATCAAATTAAATATGGCAATGAAATAATTATTTTTAATGGTGAATTTATTTGGTTATATGAATTATTATATAATATAAAGAAAAAATATAAAGATATTAAATTATATCCGAATATGCATACTGATTATTTTTTTTATTGCACAAATATTTATACAAAATATAATTTTAATTTTATATCTACATTAAATTATTTGGACGATTATTTAGAAAAAAAAAAATTTAATGGTATTATTGTAACAGGAGAAAAAATGCAGAAAAAATATTCAAATTATACAGAATCTATATTTAATGCAAATGAAGTAAACTTAGATATTTTTAATAATTCCAAATATGATATATATGATAATAATTTTTATAATATTATTTATTGTGGTAGAATATCTAAAGAAAAAAATGTAGATGAAATATTTGAATGTTGTATGCTTATTGATAATAAATATACTATTCAAATTCATATTATAGGGGATGGTCCATATATGTATGAACTCAAAAATAATATTGATATATTGTATTTTAAATTAAAAAACAATATTATATTTTATGGTAGTAAAAATCAGGAAGAAATAAATAATATTTATCAAACGTTAGATAATAGAATTTTTATTTATACAAGTATTTCTGAAACATTTGGAAAAACACCAATGGAAGCATGTTCAACAGGTATTCCATTATTTATCAAAAAATCAGATGTAACAGATTATTTATATATAGATAAAATGAATGCTTATATATTTAACAATAAGAAATCATTTATAGAATATTTTCATTTTTTTATAGATTTAAATAAAGAAGATAAAAAAAAATTTATTTCAAATTGTATTCATAATGTAGTAAAATATAATCAAAATAAAATTTTTATAGATTGGATAGAATTTTTAATAAATGGAAAAGTAAATAAACAAAAAGTAAAAATAAATTTATATGATATATTTACATTTAATAGTATTAGTAATTTTATAACATGTACTGGAAATATTCTAGGTGAATAAAATTATTTTTGAAGTTTTTTTTTTAAAGCTAATAATTCTTTTTTCTGTTTTTCAATAATTTCTGTTTGTTTTTGAATAATATAATTATTTTGTTCGGTTGTTTCTTTTAATTTTTCTTCTAATATTTTTGTATCTTTAATTCTTCTAAAAAATCTTGTTGTATGAATTGTTTCATTATTTTCATTTCTAGTATATCGTTGAACACTAAATCTTTTACCTTCTTTACCTGCTAAAATAATATATTCTTTTGCAATTTTAACTAAAAGCCCTCCAAAACGATATAATTCTCTTCTATTTTTAACATCATATGATAAATATTTTAATTGGGTATTTAAACTAACGAAATTTAAATCTTCCGGTGATATTTCTTCAAAATCTTTCAGTTGTTCTTCAATATCTTTTTTATTTTGCAATGACTCAGTTATTGTTTTAGATGGTCTTTCATATGAACCATCATCATAACTTAATTTTACTGGATTTGGTATAAAAATATTCATTTATATATAATATATTAACAATTTTTTTATATTGTAATATATTATGAATATTTTGAAAATATTTTTTTTATTTTTATATAAATATAAATTTACAGTTTTTTTATATATTATATTTACTATATTTGCATTTCCATTAGAATCTATTGTTGTTCCACAAATTTATAGTCATTTTTTTGGAATATTAAATAGTAATACTAAAATAGAAGTTTTTATAAAATATTTTTTAATTATCATTGCAGTACTATCAGTCGTTAATATTTCTAATATAATAACAACATATATTGAATCTTATATCATTCCCGATTTAAATGAATATATTATTAATTATATATTTAGAAATTTATTAAAAAAATATGAAAATAATTATGAAGATATTGAATTAGGTAAAATTATTACAAGAATAACTACAATACCACAATATTTAAAATCACTAGTAACTGAATTTTGTATATGGATTTTTCCAAGAGCATTAACAATATTAGCTATTAATGTATATTTTTTAATTTTAAATTGGAAATTAGGTTGTATATCATTATTATTAATTGGATTATTTATTTATATAGATTATTATTATTTTGTACTTTGTACAACATATTCAAATGAACGTCATATACTATTTGAAAAAAAAAATCAAGATACTCAAGATAAATTATCTAATTCATATTCTATATATTCAACTGGAAATTTAAACAAAGAAATATTAAATTATTCAAAAAATACTAAAATTTATACAGAAAAATTTAAAGAAAATTTATTTTGTTCTTTTAAATCTACTTTTGCTAAAAATTTATTAATAATTACACTTTTTATTATATTGAATTCCTTTACTGTTTATTTATTTATGAAAAAAGAATTATCTTTTACAAATTTAATTGCAATATTTATTACTATCATTTATTATATTCCATGTATAATAACAATAAATACTACTTTACCAGATATAATTCAATATTATGGTTCATTATTAGCTGTAGATCATTTTATAGAAGAATTATATAACATTAATACTAAAATTGATTGTGAAGATGAAGTATCTCTACATATAAATAAAGGTAATATTGTTATTAATAATTTACAATTTGGTTATAATAAAAATAATAAAATATTTAATAATTTTTATTTAACAATCAAAGATAAAGAAAAAATTGCGATTATTGGACCATCTGGTAATGGTAAATCATCATTAATTAAATTAATAATGGGATATTATAAAATTGATAATGATATGATATATATTGATGGAATAGATATAAATAATTATAAATTAAACGATTTAAGAAAACAAATTAGTTATGTAAATCAAAATAATAAACTTTTTAATATTAGTATTATAGAAAATATACAATATGGAAATAATGCTTCACGTGATTATATTATTGATTTATGTAAATCTATAAATGTTTATAATATTTTTAAAAATTTAAAAGATGGTTTTGATACTGTTGCTGGAATTGATGGTAATAATTTATCTGGTGGGCAAAAACAAATAATACATATTATAAGATGTATATGTCAAAAAAATAAAATTGTAATATTAGATGAACCTACATCTGCAATAGATAATTCAAATAAAGAAAATATTATAAATGCTTTAAAAGAATTAAGTAAAAACAGCACTTTAATATTAATAACACATGATGATTATTTATTATCCTTAGTAGATAGATATATATTTTTAGATTCTGGTAAAATAATAAAAGATATATATAAATAGTTAGAGAATAAAAATAATTATATTAATTTACAATATATGTTCTTATATATATTATGTATTATATTGATATTATTATTGATATATATAATTTATTTAAATAGTGAAAATTATAAAGAAGAAAAATATACTGCTATTATTATTGAACCAAGAGAACATACAGCTTTATATTTTGTTTTAAATAATTTTGTTGAAAATTTATCTAAAAAATGGAATTTTATAATATTTCATGGAAATAAAAATATAAATTATATAAATAATATATTAAAAACTCCATTGTTATCTAAAAATATTCATCGTATAAAATTAATTAATCTAAATGTTGATAATTTAACTATAGAAAATTATAATAAATTATTAGTATCAAAAGATTTTTATAATAATATACCAACAGAAATTTTTTTAATATTTCAAACAGATTCTATGATTTGTAAAGAATATAATTATATAATAAATGATTTTATAAAATATGATTATGTAGGAGCACCATTAAAATCAAAACTTGTTGGAAATGGTGGATTATCATTAAGAAGAAAGAGTAAAATGTTAGAAATACTTAATGACTGTGATTATAAAAATGAACCCGAAGATGTATATTTTAGTGTTGCGTGTAATAAAATAAATGTGAATAAACCAAGTTATGAAAAAGCTAAAAAATTTAGTGTTGAAGCAGTATATAACCAAACTAGTTTTGGAGTACATAAACCATGGATATTTTTAAATAAATACCAAATGATAGATAAAAATAATTATTGTAACGGCGTTTTAAATTTAAGAGAATTAAATAAATAATGAGGAAATCTAGGTATCCAAGTATTTTTTGTTTATTTTTTATAACAAATTAAACCTCTAATATTTTCAATTCTATCAGCTAATTCTTTTTTGGTAGCTAAATCTTTTATTATTTGTAGTGGTATATCATTTAATGTAATTTTATTTAATTTTTTTTGTGGATCTAAAAAATTAATTAAGAATGGGTTTAATTTAATTCCTTTATCAATAATTTTTTGTAAATCTTTGTCACTTTTAAATTCTGGAAATTCATCTATAGATAAGTATCCATTTGGATATTCAAAAAAATAAATATTCTTTTTACTAAATGCCAATGGATAAGGAACATCATTATTTCCAACAAAATCGTTTATTTTAAACTCTTGTATCGTGTTGCTAATATACACATACTTATTATTATTGAGTAATAATAATATTGTATTACCATCAAAATTTGGATATTAGAAATTTAATTTTAATGTATTCGTTTATTTATTATAAAATTTATATTTATATAGAATGTTTTATAAATTTTTATCTAATTTATAATATATAATAAAATGGTTGAAGTTAAAGCAAATTTAGTATATAATGATTTATTGCAATCACGAAATAATTTAATTACATTTTATGAAAGTAATTCTAAGATACGTTTTGATATTGCAACTGGTTTAGCATATTATGATGAAAGTGGTGTCTTAAAAGAACATGTAATTTATGTTGAACAATTTGATGAATTTGGTTATCTTATATGTAATTTAGAGGGCGTACCTATATTAAAAAAAGTAATTGATTTTGAAGCAATATCTAATTTCAATAAAAGGGAAGGAATAGTATCTGGTAGTATGATGGATGCATTAATTCAAAGAGCAAGTGGTAAAGTAGTAGAATTATATTCTGATGATAAATGTTTAGATTGGGGAATGATTATTCTTGGTACAACAGAATGTTTATTAAGAATAATGGATAATATTGTATTTTTACCAAAAAATTTATTTCCAATATTTGAAACTTCTGATATATTAAACAATAATAATGATGTATATAATGAAAGTTCGAATGGATTAGTACATTCTTTAATAAATAAAGTGGAAGTTTATTCATTATTACAAAGAGGTGAATATAAATCTTATAATTATAAAGGTGATGCACAATTATTAAATAATCCAATATCACTATGGTCTCAAACAGATAAAAGTAGAATGAGTACATCAACATTTGGTTCTAATTCTTTTATAAGAATGTATGGTAAAAATCAAGTTGTTGATATAAATGGAAAAGAAATTAGTTATCATGAATGTACTAATATTGTTGCAGGTTTTTCAAGTATAATAACATTATCAAATGGACACTTTAATAGTTTATCTTCACAAAGTTGTAATAATTGTTTTATTTATAGTTCCAATGGTGTAGGTTTATTATCTAGATCAAATCATTTTGGTATAATTGGTCATAGATGTAATAGAATATTAATTGAAAATATTCAATTTGGAAAAATTATTGCAAAAAATAAAGGCACATATTTTGGTTCGATTATTTTTAATGATTCAAATTTTATTGTTGCTAAAAATATTATTCAAGAACAATTAAATCATAATATAACACGTTCATCTTTAGGACTTTCTTGGTATTCTGATTTAACAATGACTGAAATATTATTTGGTAAAAATATTAGAGTAGAAGATTGGAATATTTATTCTAATATATTATTATGGTTAAGCTGGGAAGATATATTACCAGGTGAGGTAGATAAATATAATAATGGTAAGAAATCTGTATATCCTATTATTAAATCAATCCATGAATTAGAAAAATTAATTGGTGCAGAAGGTGCATTATTAGTATATGAATATTTAAGAGATTCACAAGAAGCATATAGAGCATCTATTAAAAATGCGGATGATCATGGTATTCAAATAGATATTATTCATGGAAGAAATTTTGAACCATTAACAAATAATGAAATATTGAATAAAAATCAAGTACCTAGAACTACTAATTTAGTGGTTGCAAATGCATTAAATAGAATGGAAATGAATATGTATGCGGATTCAGTTTCCTATGGTTTTAGAAGTGGTAAAACAGAATCTGGAACACAAAATTTAGCAAAATCATTATCAATCAATCCTAATAATGATATATATATAATAGATTGTATATTTCATGAATTTTCAGTTAGTTTAATGGAAGCAATTAGTGTAGTAAACGATTATGGATTATTGAATGCATTAAATGGACAATCCATACGATTGTTTGGTTATTCTAATAATAGAAATCCAAGTGCAGGTGTATCTTCTTCTTCCATGTTATTAAGTTCAGATTATTTAGCAAAAGTTTTTCATAAAACGGAAGCTAAATTACTTGCGCCACCATCTCTTCCATATACTATTAATGTGAATGGTGAATATGTTTTAGATACGGCAAAATTAGCATTTGATAATTTAAGTTTAGAATCTCAAAATGTATGGGGTTCTTCTATGAATCTTAATGGTTTATATAAAGGTAATGATGTTTTAGAAAATTCATTATCTACAATAACTGCTATTGGAATTTTACAAAAATATTTTCCACAAAGCTTATTTTTTCTAAATGGTTTAAATAATTCTAATTTAGATATTGGTATATTAGCATGGAGAAAAAGTATGATGGATTCTATTCAAGCATCAACAGCATCAAATATTGGATTAAAAGGTGGATTTAAAGGAAGTATATCCGACTATAATCCAGGACAGAGTACGCCAAATACTGAATTTCAAGGTGAAATTTATCCATGGTATGTTAGTAAAAGTACAAAAGATATTATTACATATGATATAATAATTGAATTCATATATAATGTGAATGTTATTACATTTATCAAAGAATTTCATCATTTACATATAAATGATATTATAACAATTATTAATAATAATAATTATATTCATTGTAAAGTAATAAAGATATTATCTTCCGATAAAATAGTGATAGATTATGTATTAAATGATTTAGAATATAAGATACCTACATTTTTACTTAATTATATAGGTACACGATTAGATAATACAAAAACACCAAGTATAATTATTGATAAAGATAGAGATTATTTTAATACATATGATAAAGTAAATCATTTAAGAGAAACTGTTACAGAAGCTTATATTGGTAAAACGATACCAGATCCAAATTTTAATTTATTAAGATTTAAAATAAAAATGTTAAATGATTCACGTCCTGATGATGGTGTATTAGTATATCTTGTAAGATGTGGTGATAATAATATTGATCAATATGTTACGTATAGAGAATGTGCGGAAATATTAGGGTTTGATACTATTGGAAAACAAATTGTAAATTTAGATAATATTGTGATCTATCAATTAGTACATAATGTAGATGGACAAAATCATACACATAAAGGTACATTTGGAATAAGATTAGATCAAATAAATTCTTGTGCAGTAATAAATTGTAATATTGGAATAACAGAAACAGTTGGATTTTCTCAAGAAGTTAATTTAGTTGGAAATACAACTTTAATGAATAATCTAAATATTACTCAAGATTTAAGACCTGGAACACGTATAAATGACGTACATGGTATTTCAATAAATGGTTGTGAAAATGTATTAATTAAAAATATAGTTGTTGATACTATTGAAGGACTTGGTAATATGTATGGTATTGAAACATATGGACAGAGTAATAATGTTGAAATAACAAATGTACAATGTAATAATATAAATGCTGGAGTTATATATGGTAATCAAAATGGTGGTGATCCTTTTGCATTATCTAATAAAATATATTATTATCCTACCTTTTTACCTCAACATTCTATAGGTGTAAATATTACAAAAACATCTACAAATATTACATTAGATTATGCAACAATAAATGGTAATAATATAACATCTCCATCTCCAAATCTTGCGAAATTAATTTCTTTTGAAAAAGAATAATGGAATTCCTCTTATTTATCTAGAAGATTTTTACATACTCGCGGTTTTCCGGCTGATTTTGCATATACCGGCATATTATTATTATCCAAAGAAATTTTTTCATAACATTTTGTACATACTGATTTATTTTTATCATCAACATCATATGGATAATTACTACAATCATATTGTAATTCACATGTTGGACATCTTAGAAATGATGGAGTTACACCATTAGTTGTAAAATTTTTAAAATTTAAATTTTTATCACTACTTATATTTACTGCATTTGTACTATATGGTGGTTCGTATGTATATAATCTATTTTCTTCGTAATATGGAGCAATGGTTGAATCTGATATTTCATTATTTGTAAAATTTTCTTTTTTAAAATATTTATCAGTAAAATCTAATATTAATATTATTATAAATAAAATTATAATCCAAAAATATATTTGATCCATATATTATAATAATATAAAAAATATTTTAATTAAAAGATTTTTATATTATTATTAAAATATTTTTTTATAGTATATGATATCTTTATTATTGTCCATCTTTTTTTTTATATTATTTATATTTTTAAGTATTGCGGGAGGAAATGTTATTTTAAGAATGATGATAGATAATGTATTATCTAAAACGGAAAAATTTCAAAATATGAATATTGATAATCAAATAGATAATTCAGTAGTAAATCCAATAGATAAATGCAAAAAAATAGATTTAAAATCAGAAGAAAATTTGAATTTTCAAACGGCAACAAATATACCATTATCTCCAAATTATTATAAAAATTATATTGGAAGTATTTATATAAATAATAATATTAAAAATAATAATGATTTAAAAAATGGTTCGTATTGTTTAAAAAAAAGTAAACTATTATATGATGGTATATGGAATCCTATAATAAATAAAGATTCTCCATATGAATATGAATCATGGAATTTAACAAATGGTGATTTATCAGATGATTATTATTGTTCGAATAAATTATTAGAGGTTAATAAACCATTTCCAGAAAATTATATAGATACATCTGCTACACCAATAATAAAAGGAAATAATTATTATACTTATTTTAATGATATAAATAATGATATATTTGATACTGAGATAGAATGTTTTCCAGAAATATTTGATACAGGTTATTCTTCCAAAAAAAAAAATTGATTTTTAATTTGTTTAAAAATAAATATATCTATTTTAAAGAATAAAAATCATTTAAAATGATGGATGATTGGTCTGATGTTAAAAGTAATATCAAAAAGAATAAAAATAAAGAAGAAGAATATTATTTATCTACTATTTTAAATAATGGTGGTTGTATAAGATGTATTAATAAAAGTTGTACAAATAATGAGACACATGGAACATTTTTTCCGGAAAAATTATCAGTATTTGTACAAAATCCGACATATATAAATGGTATGGAAGCATCTATTAAAAATGCAAAAATAGATTTTGAAGGTAAAAAAATATTTTATACTGTATGTAATTATGTAAATAAAAGATGTAAAAATTGTGAAGAAGGTAGAATTAAATATATTGATCATAATAATCAAAAAATAGCTTTATGTTATCCATTAATTCAATCCATACGATTTAAAGTTACACTTGGATTACATATTGATATCAAACTTATTTTAAAAGGAACAAAATTTGAAGTTTCTGCTATTCCTGCTATTGTTTCTCATCCAATTATTGAAAAAGAAATGGAAATAGAATGTCAGGAAGTGTGGCCTTCGTTATCAGATAATATAATTGAACCATCTAATGAAAAAATAAAAGATGTTCCAAAAGAATATTTTACATATCTTTCAAAAGATTCTTTCAAAGAATCTATTATTCAGACTCCTAAAGATAATATAGAAGTTCAATTAGAAGAATCTTCTCAAGAGACTTTAAAAGAACCCTCTAAAGATGTTCCGAAAGAATATTTTAAATATCTTACAAAAAATAATGTTAAAAATGTTTTAAAAGAGCCTTCTTCAAACGAATCTACTTTAAAAGAGTCTCCTTTAAAAGAGCTTTCTTTAAAAGAGCTTTCTTTAAAAGAGTCTTCTTTAAAAGAGTCTTCTTTAAAAGAGTCTTCTTTAAAAGAGTCTTTTTTACAAGAAATTGCAGTAAAAGACTCTTTAATAGAACAATATACTAAAGATTTAGTAGATTTAAGATATGAAAATAAATTTTTAAGGGAAGAAACTATAAAAATTACACAAGAAAATAAATTATTAATAATAGAAAATAAAAAAATAAATTCTATTATTAAAAATAAAGATAAAATTTATGAAATGATGAATAATATTGAAAATTTAGATACTGTTCGACAACAATTTATTCAAACAAATTATGAACAATATCTTTTAATATGATATAAATAGATCATAATCATAAAAATGGTATGGTTTAAGTTAAATTATTAATTCTAACTTCTTCAATAATATTTTTAAAGATACTTTTTTGATATTTTTCATTAGATAATTTATAAATAAATTCTTGATTCATTATAAAATCTTCACTACTAAAATCATCAATATTATTATATTTAGTAAATAAATTTTGAATATTTGTACATATTATACTTGTACAATAATATCCATATAAATCTGGATTCCATTTCATATTATCATAATATTCAAAAGATCTTTTACCAGTAATTTTAATAGGATATGCATACTCAGTATTTATTTTATTTTTATATATATTTTTAAAAATATATATAACAGAACGGTAATCTTTATATGTTAATGCTTTTAAAACATCCTCTTTCTTTACATTTAAATCTTCTTTTTTAAGTTCCTTTAAATTATTAAAAGGTAAATGATTGTCTTGATTTGTAGATTTTAATTTTTTTTCTATAAGTTGAATTCTTTCTTCTAAACTATTCAGTTTATCCATAATCTTATTTGTATTATTTAATATTAATTCTAATGTATCATTCTTTGATAATAATTCGTTATTATTTTTATGAATAATTTTTATAATTTTTGCGTTATTTCCAATCATTGATTTAATGATTGGAAATATTAAATTAAAATATATGAAATTATAATTTTCATTTTTTATTATTTTTAAATAAAATATATAATGAGTAAATATATAATGAATAAATCTAAAAAACCATATGTATTAAATATACCTAAAATTAAAAATGATTCAAATACATTAAATTTAAATTCAGATACTACCTTTTCTCCATTATCCGGTTCAGAATTAGAATATAATCCGGAATTATGGAATAATATTAATGATATTAAATCATCTCATAATTGTTATACATATGCATTGGGTAAAATAGTGAAAGGATTGAAGACAAAGGCACAACCTGGATATGCATCTGGTTACAAACATATTAATAATAGTGAATTTAATTGTTCTAAGTTTAAAGAAAGATTAAAAAAAGATTCTCCAGGTAGTTATATAGAAACATTTGATAATGCTTGTTTACCCGGATTTTATAAAATATTTCTTGCATTAGATCCTAAAAATGATTATCATTGGTGGAGACAAAATAAAGACAAATATTGGTCTCATAAACCGGGTAGTAGCAATGTTACAAATCTAGATGCAAATGGTAAAACAATTAAAAATCCATTATTATCTAATAGACATTTTAAACATAGAAATTATTATGAACCATGTTTTTTTGCATGTATCTATTCTGATTTAGCAAGGTCTATCGATGAAATATATTCATGAAAAATCTATGTTTCTTTTTGATGACTATATATATGTGTAATAGTGAATGAAGAAGAACTTCAACAAGAGTATTTTCATAATAAAATTAATTACTAAAAACAGTACTGCCCATTCCTCCAACAATTCTAAAAACATTATAATTTATAGCATACATAAAACAATTAAATTTTTGTTCTATTGGATATGTATTATAGATATTTATTCTAAATTCTTGATAATCTAATCTTGAAAAATTTTGTGTACCGGATGGTTGATGGTCTTCTGGTTTTAATGCAAAAGATAATACATATATACCATTTCTTGAATATCCGGTATGATATTTAAAAATTTGTAAATTTTGATAAAAATCATGATCTTCTATTTCCATACGATCATTATTATTAAAGACAGGCTGTGCTGTTTCCATAATACTATAATAATCTCCAAAATAGGTTTGTGTCTGTTCTGGTGTAAGTTTATCAACCGATTGTGCTTTTACAGAATTTACAAAGGATGTAAAATTTTCTTTAATATAACTTAATAATGGTTCATTAAAGTATTGTAAATTGTAATATTTTAGTTGAGACTGCCAATATTGAAAACTTCGTTCATATTGTAATCCGGAAAAATTATACCAATCATTGTATTGATCTAAATTATCCATTGTTAATACCCATATAATCTCTTTTACAGGATGTGAAAAAGTTGTTTCTAAATAATTTGGTCCAGCTTTTAATCCTTGAAAAAGATTAAATTGAACTTGTGTAATCAAATATTCATGAGATGTTTGTGCGAACATTTGACGTTCATCATCGCCTAAATAAATATAATTACAAAGAAGATTTGTATTACTTTGCCAATTATTTTGAGTAAAATAGTAAAAAACATTTGTTTGGTCGAATCCTCGTGCTAAAAAATAATTACGTATAGAAATATTAAAATCACTATTTTGATAATCTCCAAATAATTGTTTTGGAGATACAGGTGGATTACCAATTCTTATAAGTTCATTTAATGGTGAAAAAGTGCAATCAATATATAATTCATTATATTGAAGGGCAATAAGAGGAATAGCTAAACCACTATTTACACAATACCAAAATAAAAGTGGAATATATAAACGTCGTGCATTAATAGCAATATTTTGAGTATTGATATCATTACTTAAATTTTGTCCGGTATTTAACATAAATGATTCGCCACCAATACAACGTAACCATTGAGCTTTTTTTGTTCCATTAAAACAGATATCGGAATATATTTTCATAAAATCACCGCGTTGAATGTCTATTTGATTGCCATCTACACGAATAACAATTTCTTGAATAATTCGGGTTCCTAATTCTTCTACCCAACCAAACGGAATCATATTATTTGTATATATTGCGGGAAGGTCGTAAGTTAAATAAGTATCGTATAAAAGATCTGCGTTTCTATCTATTTTACAAGTTGCTTTTGTCATTTGTGTTGGAGTAAAGGTTGGAATAGGATCAAATTGTAAGGAAATATATTCAGTACCAAAGGGTGTGTGACGTCTATAAACTGTTTTAAAAAATGTCATGGTTGGGTTACCGGATAAATATATGTCTTGGGCACCTTGAAATATTAATTGCATTATACCTCCTGGCATAATATTAGTTTAATTATTATTAAGAATAATTATTTTAAATAAGATATATTTATGGATTATTTATATATTTTTTTCTAAGGATATAATATAATAAAAATGGATCATTTCGATGGAGATCAATTCCTTAAGAATCGGGCTAAAAATCGTAGTGTTCTAAAGAAATATAAAGATTTATTAAATAATATTGATTCATATGCAATAAATATAATAGAAAATTATAACTTAATATATAGTGATTTAGAAAAATTAAATTCAAAAATAAATGACGAAATAAATAAAAATATGTCAAAAATTAATACAATTGAGTATAGTTATAGTTTGTATCAAACTCATAATAATTTATATAAAGAAAATATAGTAAAAATAAATGAGCAGCAAACATATATTCAACAAATTATAAAAAATATAAATGAAATATTAACAGAAATTGAAAATTCCATAACTAGTAATAGTAAGAATCTTAAATTAAAAGAATCTAAACTTAGATTACAATCATATCTTGATACATTTGATAGTTATCAAAAAATGATTTCTCAATATTATACAAAATATTTTAAAGCTATTCAAACTATTAAGCAAAATTTAGAACTATTTTTAAGTAAAATAAAAGAATCAACATTAAATTATTATAGCGGATTATTAAATAAAGATCAAATTAATATTGAAACAGAAATTAAAAGTATTAATAATATAAATAAAAATAAAAATAAACTAAATATTATAAAAAAAATTAATAAAAATATAACAAAATTAAAAAATGATTTTGATAAGTATATTAAAACTATTAAATCACTATTAAGTATTACTAATAATAATAATAACTTAACTCATTTTATCAGTATAATAAATTCAAAAATATTAAAAATAGAAGATTTTTATAAAAATAAAATAAAAAATATCGAGAATAAATATAATGACGCAGCTGAAAAATTAATAACTGATTTTAATCAAAAAATAGGTGAAATAATAAATTTAATAGAAAATTTTGTACAAAATCATAATATAGATAATGATATATTCCAGAACTTAATAAATATATTTAGTAAATTAAAAATTAACACTAATAGACATGAAAAGATAAGATTTAAATTAATTAAAATATTAAGTAAATTAAGTAAACAATCCGTTAATTCATTTAGTTCTAAACAATTAGCTACCGATAATACAAATAATCAATTATGGAAATTATTTGAAACAGAAGTTAATAATAATACAGAAAATAAAAATCAAACTGTAATATATGGTTTATCTGGAGATAATAAAGGTAATTTATTAGGTAATCCATCCGAAAGTGTAGGTGCACGAGCTTTACATACAGGTAATCAAGGTAATTCATTAGGTAATCCACCCGTTCCTGTAGAAACACCTAATGCACGAGCTTTACATACAGAAAGTCAAGGTAATTTATTAGGTAATCCGTCCGAAAGTGTAGATGCACGAGCTTTACATACAGGTAATCAAGGTAATTCATTAGGTAATCCATCCGTTCCTGTAGAAACACCTAATGCACGAGCTTTACATACAGAAAGTCAAGGTAATTTATTAGGTAATCAGTCCGAAAGTGTAGATGCACGAGCTTTACATACAGGTAATCAAGGTAATTCATTAGGTAATCCACCCGTTCCTGTAGAAACACCTAATGCACAAGCTTTACATACAGAAAGTCAAGGTAATTTATTAGGTAATCCGTCCGAAAGTGTAGATGCACGAGCTTTACATACAAGTAATCAAGGTAATTCATTAGGTAATTCACCCGTTCCTGTAGAAACACAACAAGATAGAAATCAAAAGGCTGGAACAGGTAAAAATCAAAGAGTTGCAACATTAGTTAATTCAAATGGTATTAATAATAATAAATATTTTTATAATAGAAATGATTCAATAGTTCGTGATGGTAATAGAGTAGAGAAAAAATCATCGAGTGGTAAAAAAACACATAAAGGTAAGGTTGTTCTGAATGAAGTAGAAAAAAAAATGAGAATTATTTATAATCAGAGTTTTGTTAAAGATGACGAAATAAATTTTAAAAATAAAAAGAATAGAATAAGAAAAATATAATATATCCTAATAATATAATGAATAAAACCCTAAAAACCCGAACCAAAAAAGAATTATTAGAAATAATTAGTAATATGAAAAAAAGTGATTTAATCCATATGATTGAAAACAAATATGGTGGTTACGAAGAATTAATAAAAGAAACCAAAACATCTTCTAGAAAATCAATTATTTATAATAAAACAAAAGAAACTGTAAAAACAAATTTAGCAATGGCCAATGATAATTTATATTTAGAAAATAATAATTAATAATAATAATTAAATTAAATAAAATATATATTGTTATTTTATATGGAAATCGATAATAAGTTTAAAAAAAAAATAAACAATTGTGTTGTAAGAATTATTGCGGAAGATATCGATATTAATTGGAAATTACCATATTTAACGGAAGAACCATCCAAAGGTCAAGGATCCGGTTTTTTTATTGATACATTCGGACATATACTTACATGCGCTCATGTTGTAAACTATGCCAAAAATGTGTATATTGAAATACCTTCTATTGGTAGTGATAAATATCAATGTGATATTATCGGTATTTGTCCAGAATTTGATATTGCCCTATTAAAAACAAAGATGTATAAACCAAGGGATTTTATGGATCTAGGTGATTCTGAAAAATTAAATGTTGGTAAAGAAGTTCAAGTAGTAGGTTATCCTGTCAGTTTTAGTTCTTCTTCCAGTAACGTAAATAATTTAAAATACACCGTTGGTATCATCAGTGGACAACAAAAAGGTTTAATTCAAACAGATTCTGCAATAAATCCGGGAAACTCGGGAGGTCCATTATTTTGCAATAATAAAGTTATTGGTATAAATAGTATGAAGTTAGTTGGCGATTCTCTTGAAAATATTGGATATGCAATACCCATTAATAATTATAAAGTTATTAAAAATGATTTTAAAGAAAAAATAATCTACCGGCCAAATTTATTATTTGAATATAATAATACAGATAAAAATATTATTAAAGAACTTACGAATGGAAAATGTACAAAAGGTATTATTGTATCCAAAATATTAGATGGATCATTATTAAATAAAAATGGATCTAACATAAAAATCGGTTCTATTATTACAGAAATAGATAATATAAAAATAGATAATTACGGATTAACGGATAATTATAAGTGGTTAGGAACAAATGTAAATATAGATGTATTATTAAATAATTACAAAAATAATGATATTATGAGCATTAAATACTATAATGATGATAAATTAGAAGTTAGTAAAATTAGATTAGAACCTTTTATACCTCCTATTAGAACTATATATACTACATTTGAAAATGTTGATTATTGTATTATAGGTGGTGTTGTGTTAATGAATTTTTCAGTAAATCATTTATCAAATATTGATAAAACAAACATTAATTTATTGTATACAATGAGTAAGGTTGAAGAAGTATTAAAACCACGTGTCATTATATCCTTTATATTTCCAAATGGAAAAGTAAATATTTTAAATAATATTGTTAGAAATACTTTTTTAGTAAAAATAAATGATATTAAAATTAAAACAGTTCATGATGTTAAAAAAGCATTAAAGAAACCATTATTCATAAATGAAAAAGAATATATTAAATTAGAATCAGAAGATGGAAAATATGTAATATTATCTATTGAAGAGATTATTAAAGAAGATATATTGTTTTCTCAAATTTATAATTATCCATTAGATGATTTTCATATGAAATATATAAAAAAACTTAAAATTAAAATATAAGATAAAATAATAATGAAGATTATTTTATTAAGACATGAAGAGCGTGAATATGATATTGGATTTTATAGTAATTTAACTGAAAATGGTATAATTAAATCATGCATATTACCTAAAACATTGGAAAAATATAATATTGATATTATATTTTCTTCTCCATTTATAAGAACCTTACAAACAATTTATCTTTATTCACATAAAAATAATAAAAAAGTAAATATTGAATATGGATTATATGAATATTTACATAATCCTTTTTTTTTATTTGGTAAATGGTACTATACAACAAATGAAATAAATGATTTATCCTTAACATCTATTATAAATAATAATTATCATTCTATTGTAACTAAAGATGATTTTTATTTACTTGAAAATGAAATAGGTTTGGAAAGACGAATTGTAAAATTCTTTCATTATTTAACATGTAATCATTTTAATAAAACTATTTTAATAGTAAGTCATAAGGGTGTAATAAATAAAATTAAAGACATATATGTAAAAAAAACGGATTTAAATGATCCATTTGACATGGGTCATTTTGAGATATATGATCTTTAATAAAAAAAAATTGATTAAAAAAATAGTATAATTTTAAATTATAAATCACTAATGAATGATTATATAATGGAACTTATACCAATAAACTCATTAGATGATCTTGTTATTATATCTAAAGAAAAAAATTTTAACAGATGTAAAAATGAATTTGTTAAAGAATTATTAAAAAATAATAACATATTTTCTCAAATAAATCATGTAATACGTTATGATTCAATTGTCACATTTATTTTAACACAACAAATATGGGTGGAATTTGAATTTTTATATGATGGAAGTATAATAATAGTTGGAGGAAATAATTATTTTGATACATTTATTCGTGCTTCAGATATACCTAATTCAACAAGGAATTTTAGTTTTGATGAAAACATTAATGAGTTAGAGGATGATATCTTAAAATGTTATATTCAACTTGCATTAAATCTTTCTCAACATAGAGAATTATCATTATAGTTGTAATGCTAGGAAAGTTTAATAATAAAATATTATTAAGTATCTAGTAATGGATTCTTGAGTGTATAGGTTTTTAATTGTAAAAAATACAATTTATTCTTAATTAAACAACTATAATCAATGCTAGAAACTTTAATGTAATAGATTAACAAGATTTTTTTAAAATAAAATTTTTATTTTTATAATAAAAATAACCAATATTAATATTTTAAATAAATATTTTAAAAAAATATAATTTATAAACAAATAATATTTTATTAATAATAAAATATTATTAAGTTTCTAACATTGTTATTAGAATTCTAAATTGTATTATAAGGCGAAATGGTTGTTCTAATACTACTGGAATATATACTCTAGAATAAGATCAAAATAACCATCCGCTTTTTTCCTTCCATCTCATCTGATCGCTTACCCCTTACTGGTGGGTTGCTTCTTTCCTAGGTGATGGCCTCTTACTGGCTGATTGCCGTGTTCCGATTTAGGAGGTCCAAAAGGAAATTTGAGGTTGTTATGCACCATAAGTTGGTACAAAAGAGTATTTTGACGGAGTTGCTTAAGCAATTTATGGTAGGGAATACTTGTATCAACAAGGAGTCTTAAGCACTCCCGTGGATTTTCGATTTTATCCCTTACGTCATCTGTGTGGAAGTATTTAGCGAGACAAAGGTCTTTCGGAAAGTATATGAGAAATTCATATGTGATCCGAGACACATGCACCATTTCCCAGATGATTTTGTAAACTGGGTAGTTATTGTAAGGACTGTTTTTGACTGTGTACCGCACATCGCAGAAGATGCTCACAATCTCGGAAGGTGAGAGTGTTTCTTCTCCTGTCTTATTGAAGATTGCCACAAGAAGCATTGCTACTAAAGTGTCGTGGAAGATGCGGCACATATTACCCAAATCCTTCAAGTAAATGGGAATTACCCACTCAAGCATACGCCACACTATGGCATCCATGATTTTTTTTTGTATTTTTTTTAAATCCTTTTCGATCTTGAGGCCTAGAATATTGGCAAGATGAATGGTTGCAATTTCTTGATCGGACACGTTCTCCTTTTTAGGAGAGAGGATACTATGTAATATATCTACCACGAGATCAAAAGGTAAAGCACTGTTAACTTTGACTCTTGCTGGAGGAGGAGGACGCTCGCGATATTTCTTTTGATGATCAGCTTCTTCAGCTTCTTCGGGCACGACTGCGCTTTTTAGGTCATCGGATGCATTTTCACGCATTAAATGATCAGCTTCTTCAGCTTCTTCGGGCACGACTGCGCTTTTTAGGTCATCAGATGCATTTTCATGCATTAAATGATCAGCTTCTTCAGGTTCTTTGGGCACGACTGCTCTTTTTGGGTCATCAGATGCATTTTCATGCATTAAATGATCAGCTTCTTCAGCTTCTTCGGGCACAACTGCGCTTTTTAGGTCATCAGATGCATTTTCAGCATCTTCAACTTTTTTAGCCACGTCGTTGTCTTTTTCTTTTAATTTTGAATAAAGTATACTCAACCAATCCCAAAGCTCCGGATCGCGACGGTTACTACGAGGGTTCGTCTTCGGCATCTTTTTCAGAAGATAAAAATATCAACGGAATACTCACGTTATTATAAATACTAGTAAAAAAAAATCTGTTATTTTTTACTGTCAATTTTTTTTAAACACCTGCAAATAAACTATCACCAACATAATATCCTAAAGGTTCTTTTTTTAATAATTCAGATGTACTTTCTTCTGTAATCTTAGAAGTATTACAACTAGGTTTATTAACTGTATTCGTTACTGGTTTACTTATAGATTTACTTACAGGTTGATTTACAGATTTATTAATGGATGAATTATTACAATTATTTTTAATATAATTTTTAACAACATCACTATTTAATATTTGATCTTTATGAACATAATTATTAATATCTGGATGTTCTGTAATTTTATATTCATAAATTTGTTTTGTAGGTTTTATTACAGGACATACTGGACATTTTGGACATGTTGGACATGCTGGAATTTGATTTTTAAGAATATAATTTGTAAGATCTATTTTTTCACATGGTTTTATTTCACTTTTTAAAATATAATCATTTAAATCTGGACTTGAATTCATCATATTTTTTTTTATAAATTCACTCATATCTGGACATGCAGGAACACTACTTTTTAAAACATATTTATCAATATCTTTATTTAATGTTATATCACAATTTATACATACTTGATTATTGTTTGTTGTATCACAATGTGGAATAACAGGTGAAATATGAGGTACAACATTAGTACATTTCTGAGGACATTTTTCAGGACATGTATGTTTACATTCATGATGACATTCTTTTCGTGGTGGTGGTATATCATCCGGTAATCCCCAATTATATAACTCAGAAGCACCTTCTGATTGATCATTTGTAGATGATACAGAAGGACTAAAATTTTCAATAGCATAATTTAATTTAAGTATTTTTTCTTTTTCAGTAAGGTCTAAAGGTGTAAATTCACTAACATATAATCCTATAATAATTATAAAAACAAAAAAAAATAACAACCAAATTATAAAATCGTTCATATATTATTATATTAGATATAAAATAATATAATAATATATTTTTAATAATTTATAAAATATTTTACTAATCTAATAACATGAGTGCCATTGCAGCATAATTATGCAAATCTAATAATGTATCTCTAATACCTTCATCTTTTATCAATGTAATACTATTTTTGTTAATAGATAATGATCTTTGTATTTTATCTTCAATACGCATTAAAACACCAATAAAACCGAATTTTGCAAATGCATCTCCATAATCTAAATTTTTTTTTCTAAATAATTCTAAAGCATCATATTGTATTTTTTTCATTTGTTCAACTCTATCCATATAAAATATTATAATGTTATTTTTTTATATCATTTTAAATAATTAGTTTATCCGAGTGAGTCCGATTTTTCTGCGCGTTTACTAGAAATGCTGTATTGATAGAATACTCAACGTATTCAATGAATTCTGATTCTGACAGATTCTCAATTATTTTGAATAAATAAGGATTGATTTTTTCATCATGTGGTAAAAATGGATAGTATATCAATCCTTTCATGTGCTCAATCACTGAAAAAATAACAGTTACATCTTTAGCTAAATTAGTTACTTTTATACACTTACACTTACACTTACTCTCGCCAATGTCAGTATTGTTAACATCGTAAATTTCATTGAGTTTGAACTTTTCTGAATTAGAATCGACGAACTTTATGATAAGTTCAACAGTCTTTTCCATCATAACAGTATTTTGCTTTATATTAAATATAGAAATATTTAATATAAATATAATAAATAAAATTCAGTATATTTTATCTATCATTTTTTTTTAATAAGTATTTATAAAATTATTAGAAAAAATATGTCTTACACCTGAAGTGATTTTAAAATTCTCACTTTTTATCACCTAATTATATAATAATTAAAATTTTATAAATTTTCTAATAAAAATATATAATAAAAATAAATATTATTTTATTTTTTATAAAATAAAAATAATATTAATAAACTTTTAAGGTATATTATTGTAAAAATAAAATATACCTTAAAAGTTTATTAATATTATACTTTTTATTGTTAAAAAGTGAGAATTTTAAAACAATTTCATGTTTAAATATCCATAAACCAGTCGTTTACATCATAAGAAGGAACATGAACATCTACGATAAAACCATCATCTATTTTTTTATCTATGATAAGAAGTTTTTGTTCTAAATTATTTACACTATATTTATCAACAATGGTATTTCCATAATTACCTTCTGTAAATAATCGTGCATTTGGAACTAAAACAGTATTTCTATTATTTTTAATATCATCATATATTGGTTTTGCAGATACTGCATCAAATAATTTCCATAAAAATTTTTTATCTTCTTGATAATAGTTATTAATTAGCTCATATAACATAGTATCAATATTATTTTGAAGATTTAATTCTAATTTTAAGACACCAACAATGATGAAATTAATAAATGATTCTTTATCAAGATCAACATACGATGCAATCTGATTAACAATATTATTAGTAATAACAACTTTTTGAATTGTATCAATATTAGATACTATTTCTACAAGTTTCTCAAAGGAACTCGAAGAGTAACATTGATTCATTGTAGAAAATGGTCCTCTAACAATACCAGGTATTTTTAATGTTCTTGGTTGATCAATAGAGTCAACTCCTCCCATAATAGATAACATTTTAATTTTTGAGTAATCCTCAAAAATTTTATATACAAATAAAGGATCAATATTCATTACTGAACAAGAACCGGATAAATGTAAATATATTTGACGAAAATCTTTAAAATTAGGAGAATTATTAATTACCGGCATTTCAGTAACTTTAATATTTAAGTTATTCAGAATATCTAACACAAATTTGTGTTCTCCTTTCCATATAAATCCAAATGGATTTCTTTGATTAATGAAAGGAATTCCTTCATCTGATTCATATCTAATAAAGAATTGTTGTTTATCAGATTTTTTATATTTTTCAAATAATGACTTAAACATATATACAATATATTTTGTTGTTTCTAGTCTATCATACTCCGTAGAATATGAATATCCAGTTGTATCATTCGGAACTAATTTATTAAATTCTGTATCATAATCTTTTAAATCTACATTATTATCTATAAGATATTTCATAGCTTTTTCATAACTAATAATATCTTTATTTACACCGTATGGGTGTGATAAGGATAATATTATTAAAATAGAAGCACCACTAAGAATAAGTTTTAATGCTGATATAACAGCATCTATATCTGTAACTTCACAGAATTCTATAACTATATTTTCTTCTGGGGCATAATTATCGATGTTTGATGACATTTTTATTAATTTTATATTTTGTAGAATGTATGTATGCTTATATAAAATACTACTTAAATTTAGATATTTTTAGCCATCAATTTTTTTTTACATATTTAAATTACAACCCCAACATGGAATATTATCTTTTTTAATATATTTAGAAAAATCTGGATGATCTTCAATTTTAAACTGACTTGGAGAACAATAGTCTTTTGGATCTTCAAAATATTTTCTAAATTCTATACATTTTTCTGTATTTTTATTTTTAGGATCCCAGCATACACAATTTTCATCTAATTGATAATTGATATGACAATAATTAGAAACCGCTTTTTTACAATTTTTTTTTAAATTTAAATCATTATAATTATTTACATTCCAATTTACATTTCCACACGCACTTGTATAACAAGGATTTAATTCATTAATGACATAAGGACATGTATCAATATATTTATTATCATAACCATGAATTAATTCTTTTGGTATTGGACATAATGGAAAATTAATATTATATGTATTTCGTGCTTTACTAATATTTGTTCCATATGATTTTTCACCACTATAATTTAATTTATTTGCATAATAACTATTTGGCGGAATATATACCATATATTTTCCATTTTTTTTATAAACTTTCGGACATATTAGTTCTTTATGATTATTTGTTATATTATTACAATATATACTATTTTCCTCTTCTTCTTCGCAAATATTTTTACAAGAATGAATGGTATTTTTACAATTATTTGTACAAGATAAAAAATTATTAAGATTCTTTGTAGATGTGGATAAACAAGTATTTAAGCATTCTTCACTACATGATTTATAACTATTTGCTACAGAATTATTTTGATTGTCAAAAATTTCTGTAAAAAAATTACCATTAATATTAGCATTATTATTTAATTTATTATTATAAGGTTTAAATAAATAATTATCATCATTATTACTTGTATATTCTGCACTCAGGTTCATATGATACATATTTATATCAGGTGTATTAAAATTTTTATTTTTATTTGTAATAAAATATTCACGAATATCATCCAATTCTTTATTATCTATCAAACGATTATAAAATAATATACTGTAAAAATTATAATTTAAATTTTTATTTCTATTTATAATAAAAACATCATCGCTAAAATATAATTTTCTAATATTCGTAGTAAGTATATTTATTCCATCGTAAATAATATATATAGTACCATCATCATATTTTATAGATAATAAACTTTTATTATATAATATAACTTCATTATTAGATTTATATTTATCTTTTCCACATAATATATATAAATAATTGTTAATAATTTGAATTTCAAAAGAATATCTATCATTTCCAGGAACACTTATTAAATAAATATCATTATTATTTTCTGGTAAAGTATTATTTTCAATATTTTTATTTAAACAAAATAATATCGTAAATTTATTATTTGATAGTTTATTTGAAGAAAAACCAGTTAGCTTCATATTTTCTGTATTGATAGAACCTTTATTATAATCAGTTAATGGAATATTTGACCAAAACATATCATTACCATTACCACTTAAATCATGCCATGTTGTATTATTACTTTCATAATTATATGAATCTGTATAACATATTAAATCATCGTTATAAATAAAATTTTCCGCATCTATTAATACTCTATAAAGAGAAATATTCGTAAAATAATATATATTATATTGTAAATCAATACTATAATTTAAATAAATCTGCATTTTATCTGTTGTATTATTATCTGATATAAAATCATATTTCACTAAATACCAAATATTATTATCATTATTGGATAAAATTATTTTTTGAACAATATTATAATTTAATCTTGGAATATAATTTGTAAAATCATTGTTTTGAATTTTAATTTTAATTAATTTTTCAAAATCAATATTTAATATATCATTGTTTTCAATAGAAAACCAAAAATATAAATGATATTTACTATTTTTAACATTTTTACATACAAATTCATAATAAGTTAATTCTTCGGATCTTTTTTGTTCTAATACATAAGAAGATACACCTGGATTTTTTTTCATAATTATTTTATTGTACCCATTTTGACTAACATGATTTGGAGAATCTTTTCCATTTTCAAAACTTCCATTTTTTATTAAATTATTATTTAATTCTTTTAATTTATCTTCGGTTTTAACATAAAATTCTTCTGTATATGTATTTTTTTCTTTATCTTGAAATAAATAATTTATAAAATATAAGAAAATAATAGATATAAAAAAAATAAAGACTATAATTAAATATTTATGAATTGTCATATTTAATTATAGATAAGATATATTTTCAATTTAAAAATTATAATAAATTATATAGATCTGAAAAATCAATATTTGTTACATCTGATAAATTACTATTATATTTATTCACATATGTTATTATATAACTACTTGTAAGTACTTCTTCAACTGAACTTAAGTCATTGTATACAATGTTTGGCATTGTTATTGTAGTTGCATTATTTTTAATTTTTAAAACGGAATTATTTTCAGTTACATCCGGATTTTTATATTGATAGGATGAATTGATTGTTATTAATTTATAAAAATATAATATTGTTGCTTTCGGTTTTAAAAAAGAGTCTAAATTATTTGCAACTTGATCCGTTCTAAAAGAAGATACAGAAATATTATTTGGTATTTGATTATTTAAAACAACATCTAATATTATATCTGGACTTTTTTGAGTTATGATTTCAGTATTTTCATTCGTTGGACTATAAAAAACTCTTTGAATTGCAAATTTAATTTTTCCTTTATAATTATTATTAATAGTATTTAATATTGTTGAATTTGTCGTACCAAATGATGCTGTTAAATAATTTGGATGATATTCATAATTACCAATAATTTTATCATATGCTTTTAAATCATATAAAGGGGGAATTCTTTCAATATAAAAATTGGAAGTCATGATGATTCTATAAACTTCTTCACTAACAGTTGTACCATAAACTTTATAAGATACAAATTTATTTACTAATGTATCATTAGAAAATACAGATACTACACTATTAAATTCTTCTGGTTTAGGAAAAGGAGGATTTATATTTTTTTCATTTATAAAAATATTATAAAATTTTATATGTAAATAGGTAGTTGTTTCTTTTCCAGAACTATCTAACATTACAGCATTTAAATTATTATTTAATAAAAATGTTATATTATATGTATTATTATTATATATTAATGTACCATTATTTGAATCGTAATTTGCAACAGCATTGATTGTTATTAAATTTGATACAACACGATTTGAACTAACTATTGTTACATCTGATGTCCAATTTCCATTTATCATTTCTATAGTAAATTGCGTATTTTCTAATGCATTTAATTGTAATAAAGATTTATTCTCATTTATATCATAATTAATTATAGGAGACACAGAATTATTAAATTTTTCAATGATTTTACTATTAATTATTGAATATATAATAAGTATTGAAAAAATAATAATTAAGATCGGATATATAAAATTATTATCTGACATATATATTAAATATATATTTTTTATTTTATAATATAGTATAAAAATAATAAAAAAGATTATTTAGTACAAATTAAGTAAATTTTATAAGTTAATTCTGTCTCCTAAACCACAAAGTGTTGGTAGATTCGGTGTTAGGTCATTCATACTATTTAAAGTGCATCCTATAAGTAACCATTTTCCATTATTAGATGGTTGATTTTCCAATTTTACAATATTAGCATTACCATTAAAACCACTATTATCCATAGACGGTATTAAATATAATCCATTATTTGTTATGAGATTTGTAGTAAGGTATACATATCCAAATGAAGACATATCTATTAGCCATGTTTGATCAAGACTTAATTCTTGTTTTAAACCTCCTTTATATAATGATAAATTTGTTGTTCCATCATCATTGAATTCAGCATATTTTTTGGGTGTATCTGTATAGAGTGCAGAAGTACTTAAAATTATAGAACATGAATTTAAAACATTTGAACTTGCATCTATTTGCCATATACAAGGATATAATTCTTTATTTCCAATAGACTTAACACATTGATTATCATCTGAATTTTGACAACATTGATTATCTATATATTCAGCGCATTTAGTTCTACATGTGTTCACACTTGAATCACAATTTATTAATGATAATGCGTTTAATATATTATTAGCAGGAAAATTATTACCATTCTCAACTGTTGAACTAGGAACAGCATTAGTATCTTTAATAATTGTTCGATAATATTTTAATAGTCCCGTTTTTATAGGATTAGTAGAAGTAGCTGGAATAGTATCATTTAACATCTGATTCATAATATCTGCTTGTACAGTTAGGCTACTTTCATCTGATAATGAACCAAAGAATTGATAATTCAATGTATATGCATTACAAATATTTGTAATATAACATAAAATCCATGTATTATATTGACCAAAATACTTTAAATTATTGCATAAAGTTAAATTGTTATTCAAATAATTTGATTGTACTGTTAAAGGTGCAAAATTCATATAATCATATACTTGATAGCTTACTGGTGAGCATAGATTTGTACTACCGTAAAAATAACATGTTGCTGGATTACATGTATTATCAGTAGCTGATATTACACGTCCACATGCATTATATTCTTTACCTTCTCTTGTTTTATATGTTGCTATTCCGGGTACTTTACATGGTTTATCATCGGATTGACATATATTTTCTCTATAACTAAAACTACTATCAGGTATTTCAGGATATTGATTTATATTTTTGTTTAATGATTCAATATAATTATTAGTAGGATAAGTATAACCTGGAAAATAAGATAATTCAACACTTTTATTATTATTATCAGTTAATGTAATTGTTTTAACTGTATTTTTTACACTATATACTCCTGTCAAATTATATGGAGTTAAATTTAATACACTACCTAAATTGTGATTAGTATCACATATTGTTTTAATCAATACGAAATTTAAATAATCTTTACTCAATTTACATTTTCCAATATATGAATTTGTTTTATAACATGTAATATTAGCAATTTCATTAGCACTACTAGGTGGCGGATCAGTAGAAGTAGGTACAGTACTTAAACTGTTTATATATGAATTACTTAATGCCATAATTAATACATCATTATTTTGTATAAATTGTGCATAAATATTATAATCAACATTTTTCCATATTCCATTCCATTGTTTATTTTTTGAATTACTTACTGTTATACTATGATATTTATTCTTATCTGTAGCATATGAATCTGCGTCAATTGTATTTTGAAAATATGTACTTAATGCACTTTGTGTAGTATTATCAAAACTTTCTAATGACTTATTATATTGATAATTTTTATAATAAAGATATAAAATTAATAGAATGATAATTATAATTAAAATTACTATAAAAAAATCCATATATATATAAATAATATATAAAAAAATAAAAATTATAAATATTTTTATAGATTATATGGTTCTGGATTAGAATCATCTCCTGATTTATATTCTGACCAAGGTGAATTTATCATCATAGGACTTACTATATTATCTTCAATTTTTTTTTGATTTATTAATTGATTTAATGGTTGAGATATTTTTGTGGGAATATAAGAATCTGGATTATCTGTCCATGCATTACTACCGTAAATCCAATCACTATTATTATAAATTCTACTATTCATATTTGATTTTTCATATGGAGATATTGAATTTTGTGGAGTTGTATTTGTAGATTTATTATCTGAACCATAATTAATATTAATATTTAATGCTCCATTTACTTTTTGAATAGGAATAGATGTTATAGATTTTTCTTGAACTAAATGATTATTTATATATTCTTCTTCATTTGGTTTATCTTCTTTTGGTTTTTCTTCCTCAAATATATTATTTGTTATATTTATTGGTTTTTCTTCTTCATATATATTATAATTCCAGTTATTTATTTTTTCTTCTTCAATAATATCTTCTAATTGATTTCTTAAAGTATAATTTATATATTTTTCTTTATTATTAATATCTGCTAAATAATAAAATAGAATATAAAATATTAATGCTATTAAAATAAACATTAATATAAAAGTTTCGTCAAAACATCTATTATAGTAATATGAAATAATAAAACCTAAAAAAATAGATAATAGAATATATATATTATTTTTATTCAACATATTATAATAATATATATATATATATTATTATAATATGTTGAATAAAAATAATAATAATAATTCTTATTATAAAGATATATATGGTATAGAAAAAGGAATTATTGAATTAAAATTAAAAGATTTTGACTATAAAGATGATAAATTATATATTAATAATCATTATTTTAGTGATAAAAAAGGATTTATAATATTTTATGCTCCGTGGTGTAAACATTGTAAAAAAATATCAACTTTATTAATTGATATTGCATTATTAAATATTAATATATTTAATTTTGGTGCAATAAATTCTGAAAATATAAAAGATGGTAATGATAAAGTATGTGTATATGAAAATATAACTAAATATCCAACAATAAAATATATAAATAATGATGGTACATTAACAGATTATAAATATAAATATACACTTGATAATTTATTATATTTTATAAATATTCAATCATAAGCTTCAATGAATTCATTATTTATTAATAAATTATTAATAAATAAAATGATATAACATATTTTGAATATATATTATTTTTTGCTTAAATATATTTACCTTCTTTTATTTCTGCTGCGATTGGTGTTAAATATCTTTGGGGTGGTTGTGCATTCATAACAATAGCAATCTGTCTAATAATTTGAGAAAGAGCACCGCGAATACCTGCTAGATCAAAGATTCCTACTAATAATGTAACAGCTAGACCAATTAATATTTGTAAAATTACGAAACCAACATATAATTGCCATACTTTAATATTACTTACTTTATCATCTAATATAAATAATGTCATATTTGTTTTTATATTTATAATATAGAAAAAAATTTAAATTTAAATATAATATATAAATTTAAATTCATTTTTTTTTTAAAATTTCTATTAATTTTTTTTCTATATGTATTATTTTTTCTTCTAATTCTTTTATTTTATTATTTTCATATTTATTTGTTTTATTTTTTATTATATCACAATCTAAATTAATTTCTTTAGAATATATATCAAAAGTATCAATATTATATAAATTCTTCTCTTTTTTACCAAATTGTACTACATTTTCATCAACATTATCAGCTCTATAAGCAAATGATTTTTTCCCGATACATGTTCCATAAAATGCAATACTTTCAGAATCTAATGTTTTTGAATTTGAACCAATGGCAAAAGAATTATTTTGAAAACATTTTGCGCCTCCAATTGCCATTGAATTATCTTTTAAACAATGACTTTTATCACCTATACATAATGATTTTAAAAATATTAAACTATCCTTTATATCTTCATCTATTCTCATTACATTTTCTTGATTCCATTTTAAATCTATATATGTTTTTCCTTCTAAACCTCTTTCACCCTGAATTCCTTGAGGTCCTGGAGGTAAATTATTATCAGATATAATTTCATATATAGTATTATTTTCTTGAATAATAAATTTTATTTTATTGTTTTCTGTAAATTGTACTCTTCTTATAATTGGAGTATAACCAGTATCACCCTTATTTCCCTGTGGTCCTTTTGGTCCGATCAATCCTTTAATATTTATTTTTGTAGATGTAATTAATTCATTATAATAATATAATTGTATTTCATTATTTTCTTTATCAAAAAAAATACTAAAATTATTTTTATTAAATTCATTACAATATGTTAATTTTTCATCTATTATTTTTATTAAATCTTGTTCATTTTCTATTATTTTTGTATTTAAATTATTAAATACTTCTTTTATATTTGTATTAAAAATATTTCCTAATATTTTAATTTTATTTTCGATATCATTGTTTATATTTTTTTTTACATCTACATTAAAACTATTTATCATATTTTCTACATAATTATATATATCTTTCATTTGATTATTAATTAAAATATTAATATCAATGCTATTTATATCATTGTTTAAAAATTCTTTAATTTTATTTTCAATATATAAATTGTTTTTTTGCATTTTTTCATTAAATTTTTTATCTAAATCATATTCTACATTTTCCGTATAAATAAAATATTCTTTTAATGATTTTTTTATATTATTTTCAATTTCATTAAATATATGTTTGATTTTATTATTTATTCTATTTTCAATATCATTTATTAAGATTTTATTATCATCATCTTCTTTTTTACAATGATTATTCATATATTTTTTATCATCATCTTCTTTATCATCTTCTTTTTTACAATGATTATACGAGTATTTTTTATCATTATCTTCTTTTTTACAATGATTATACGAGTATTCTTTTTCTTCACATATTTTTAATGCTAATTTATCTATTTCACTAATAATAATATCTTTATTTGGATAATTGATTAACTTATAAATTTTTGTTTCTATTATTTTTTCAAAATATTCTATTAAAATTTGTAAAATTTTATTTTTTTTATTTACATTATTATCAAAATCGGGTAATGAAAAAATATCTTTTAATTTATTAATAAATATTTTAATATCATATAAAATCTCTTTTTGATAATGATTTTCAATATATTTAAATAATAATACACATTTATTAATTAAATATAAAAATATAAATTCATAGGATTTAAAATTATCCATATTTCCTAAACTATAATAATATTATATTTTTCAAAAAAAAATATTTTATAAAAATATATAATATATATTATTATGATAATATATGGAAAACAACAATGGGGGCCTAAAGCATGGCATTTATTACATTCATTTAGTAATAATAATAATTTTAAAATAAATGAACATAAAAAACATAATTACTTTATATTTTATACATCTTTTATATTTATATTACCATGTCTAGGTTGTAGACAACATTATACAGATATAATTTATAATTCAAATCCTCTAGAAGAAAAAAATATAACAAGAATTTATTTAAAAAAATGGGTTTTTGATGCACATAATATTGTAAATGAATTTCTTAATAAACCATTATATTCTTATAAAAAATTTAATAAAGAAATAAATATTATAAATCACAGTGACAATTTTTTTATTATAAAAATTGTATATAGTACTTTTGAATATGATAAGATGGCATTGTATGTTTATGATCAAATTTATAATTTTTTTATAAATTTTTGTGCATTATATCCGAATATAACAATGCGTAATAAATTAAAAAAACTAATTAAGAAATATGATTTTACTGAAATAGAAACACCTCTTGAATTTAAACATTGGTTTTATAATAATTTGAATAAAATAGAAAATATATTAAGACCATTCTAAAATATAAGGTTCTGGATTTTTTTCATATGTTGGATAACCTTCCATATGTTCAATAGAAACATATGATAGATCTATATTTAATAGTGTAACATCTTTTTTAAATTTATTTTTTAATTCAAATAATAAAATAATCATATTATCAACAGACAACAAATTATCCCATACATTCGCAACTTCTACTACTTCATATCCTAATACATATTGTCCTTTATCCGTAGGATAAATTTGTATAATTTTATGAACCTCTAATTTATCTTGTTTATTCATTAATACTTTATTTAAATAATCACAAAGATAACAACCATAATATCTACTATGTTCATTCTTAATTTTATCAATATTTTCATCATTATCAAGTCCAAGAATACGTATGATTTCAATTAAAGTTAAAGGTAATCCAAAATATACAGGCATTTTTTATATAAATATAAAAGAATTATTTAATTAGTACAATAAATAATTCAATTTTTTTTTATAAACAAATAATATTTTATGAATAATAAAATATTATTAAACTTCTAGATTTCTATCCTATAAATGGTTACTAAGCACATCCGCCAATTTCAAATGGTTTTCTACCTAGATCTGGTTCTATTGTTGCTTGTAACCATGGTGAAACTTTTACTTGAGGACATGGAGGTTCGGAACGTAATTGAAGGTTTGCATTACGTAAAGTTTGACCAACTGTATTAATTCCTATATGATATCCGGATTGAAGGAAATTTCTATCTTTTAAAGATCCTTCCCCAGATGGATTTACCTGTGCCCATAAACTTGAATTATCTTGTGGTAATAATTCATCTGCTGTTAATTGTTCTTTTGGAAATGAGGATGAATTTCTTTCATCTGAAAAATTTTGATTTTGACTAAAATGTTCGATATCATTTTGTCCAACAATTGATCCGGAAGGAAGCATACTTGTTTTATTCATAATAGGATTTGATTGACCTTCTAATTTACCATTCATTTTATAATTTACTTGTTGAATGTTTTCTAAAGGAACTTCAATATTTTTAACTTTTTTATTTTCAGATTCTACGGATTCACTTTTTATATTGGTTTTTTTATTATTTGTAGTATATAAATAATAAATGATGTATGCAATAGCAGCAACAATTAATATTATTATTATTGTTTTTAATATATTATTAGAATCGGAATTAGATGCATCTAAATTTTTAGCCATATTATATTTATTACTAATAAAAAAAAATTCATGATAATACAAATATAATTTAAAAATAAATTATATAAAATTTATTTTTTGTTAAAAATAATTTTTTTACTTAATTTTTTAATTGTTTCATTTTTTGAAACTTTTGGTTTAACTTTCGATTTTATTTTAATATTTTTTATTTGATTTACATCTTCAACATGTGGAATCTCTTCAATATGAGGAACTTCTTCAACATGAGGAGTATCATTAACTACATTTACTTCTTCAATGTGTGGAACATCTTGAATTTGAACATTTTCTAATAATGTTTGTATAGTATCCATTTCTACAGAATTATTAATAAATTCTTGATTTTGTTCTTCATCATATTTTTCTTGTGTTATAAAATCTGCGACTTCCCATTCTTCATTAATATAATCATTTGATAATTTTAATCCTTTAAAGATAATATTACATAATATATATTTTCCTTTTGTTAATTTTGATATTTCATCTTCAATATTTGATGGTATTGATATTTTTATAAATTCATTGTCTTTTTGTTGATCAATTGGACGTCTAACTTTAATATCAAGACCAAATTCATCAAATTCGGTATTAAACCATTCTAAACTTTTTTCTTTAATTTTTTCTTGAGATACTTCATGAATTTTATTTATAATAAACATAAATTCACCTATTTGATTATTAAAATCTAATTCATCATTTGTTTCTAATATTAAATATTTTTTAGCAATAGTTTTTTTTTTTTTTATTGTAATATGAACAGGTTTTAAAATCTTTAAAAATGGTGTTTGACAGCTAAAATAATTATTTCTTGGATCTTTTACATAAATAAAACGATCATTTAAAACAAGTTTAAAATCATATTTATTTAAATCATTGATATCACTGTTATTGAACTTTTCATATGATGTTTCATCTACTATCATTTATTATATCTGAATAAAAATTATTTTTTTAATTAACGCATATATATCAATATTATTTTTGTACGATTATTTTAGTTGCATATAATATTAATCCAACTTTATTTTTTTCTTTTTTTTCTGTTCTATAATCCCATAAACCATATATTTCAAATAATACTTTTACATAACATTGTTTTGGTAAATCAAAAATAGTTTTTAAATAATTATTTTCTGTATCTTCATATTCAATTGTTGTAATAATACTATTTTTAATTGTTTTTATTTTACATTCTATTAAATCATCCTTTTTATCTCTTTTTTTAATAATACTTTTAAATTCGTAATCATCAATATTTAATTTTTCTTTAACTATTTTTTCAATATGTAAAAATATTTTTTTAAGATGATCGTGATTATTTGTATTTTTATCTTTTTCATTCAATTCTAATCTAATTATATATTTATCATATTCATTGTCTAAACCAAATGGAATAAGTATAGATGGACTCCAGAATTTTAAAATATTATTGTCATGTAATATTTGATATATATTATCATTATTTTTTTTAAATTCTAATTTATTTATATCAATCTTCATTATAATATATTTAATATTATATAATTTTATAATTTTATGTACTTATAAAAAAATGACAGTTATTTATATCTATATTTATTTATATAATAAATATATTATGAAGCATAATGTCTGAGCACCGTTTTCCTTTAAAACGTTGTTGCTTTCCTTATTTTCAACCCCATACTATATATATTGGTGCAACTTGCCGCAAAAATATATTTAAAGGTTGGAATAACACATTTACAAGTCGGTTATCTATTGATAGTTGTACATATAATGCTCCTGTTAGTCGACTAATGCTTTTAGGATACTTTATCAGAGCAACTTATGAAGACCAGAAAATTTATTATACCTTCTTTCATCCATATAACCATGAAGAAATTGTTATACCAATTGATTATTTCAAGGGGGGACTAAGATATTATGCTTTCTTTGCGGAATATCCTATAGAGTGTATTATATCACAGCAAATTCCTATTATATGTCTTCTTGCATGTAAGAAAAATCTACCATTTGGTGTCATACACATGATTCAAGAATACATAGGTGAAGAAGGAAACCTTGAACTTCAAGAATTATTGGAACATACTTTAAAAGGAATAGAACAAAGATGGATAGAAAGAGTACCTCAATGCTTAAAACAACCAAAACTCTTTGAATATCTTAAAACGGATAATGAAGCAGTGATTCATCATTCTCCTACTAATTTATATTGAATACTAAAACCTAGATTTCAATGCTAGAAACTTATTATAATAAATTAACAAGATAAATTTTTAAATAAAATTTTTAATTGTATTTTTATAATAGAACTAATTTAAAATTAAATTGTAGAAAAATATTATTAAGTTTCTAGCATTGACCTAGATTTTCTAAAAAAAAAATTGACAGTTATTTTGATATATAATAATATATCAATATATTATTAAATATCTATTTAAATTAAATGAAGTTAGTACGTCTTAATTTTAATAAATTTAAGCCAGGAATAGTATATGTATGTGCATATAAGGTGACCAAGAATATTTCTTTAAGTAATGATATTACATATGATAGTACATATTATGCACCAAAAGATAAGTTAAAACTTTTAGGACACTTTATCGGAGTATCATTAAGTGTAGGTCTACAAATAGACTATGTCTTTTTAAATCCATATAATAATAAAAAAATAAATGTAAAAATGGATTTTATTTTTAAAAATAAAAGGTATAATTGTTTTTTTGGAGAATATCCATTAGAATGTATAATAGCACAACAAGTTCCTATTACATCTCTTCTTGCATGTCAAAAAAATATTCCATTTGAT